CTCTCGCTTTAAAAGGAGAAGTCAAATGACTAACTTAATGAAGTTTAATGCTGCCGATTTGGATCAGTTGATGGATAAGATTGTCCGTAACTCTATCGGGGTGGATGACTATCTAACCAACGTTTTTCAGACCCAAACACAAAGTAATTATCCTCCATATAATGTCGTTCAGTTAAACAATACAGAAACACGTCTTGAGATTGCACTTGCTGGATTCACCAAAGATGAAGTCAAGGTATTTACCGAGTATGGTAAACTCACAGTGAAAGGTGATAAGGAAGCAATCACTGAGGAGGGTCAATACCTCCACAAAGGACTTGCTTATAGGAACTTTGAAAGATCCTGGACTCTTGCGGAGGGAACTGAGGTGACAGATGTGAATTTTGAAAATGGACTTCTCTCTATCCTTGTTAAGAAGATTGTCCCCGAACATCATGCCCGTAAAGACTACATCTAAATAGAAGCGGCTACCTTGTTAAATATCGTCGCTGCAGAGGGGCAACTGGCACAATCCAGTTGACGCCCCTCTTTTTTATTGCTAGAATGTATGGAGGTTAGATTGCATTATGACAATTAAATTGATGCTGCTCAAGTCAGGTGAAGACATCATCACTGATGTCTCCGAGATGTGTGTAGGCGCGGAAGAGAATAAAAGAGTTATTGGTTACTACATGAATCGACCATGCATCGTTAAGATGGTCAATCCTAATGTTATCAAAGAAGATTCTAAAGAGAAACGAGCAGGATATGAAGTAACCATGTTCCCCTGGATTCCTCTGACTTCAGATGAGGACATCCCTGTTCCTTCTGACTGGGTGATCACTATGGTCAATCCAACAGTAAAACTAAAAGAAATGTACATCGAAGACATCGTAAACTATGGAAAAGATAATCAAAGCAATCCTACTGACGACCAATCAAATTCTAGTCAGTCAGATTGATGAAATCGGAGCAGATATTGGCCAACCAGACTGTAAGTTGACTAATCCATTTGTTCTTCGAGAAGATGGTACACTGCAACCATGGTTAATTTCTGTGTCTCGTGAAGACATTTTTATGATTAGTTCTGACAAGATTATTACTCTTACAGAACCCATGCCCACCCTAGTTGAAAAGTACGAAGAGTTAACCAAGTAATGCGTTTCTACACTAATGTTCAGTTGATTGGAAATCAAGTCCTCGTCAGAGGAGTTGATAATGGAAAAAGGTATGAGCATCGTGATGAATTTTATCCAACACTGTTTGTTAGGTCAAAGAAAGAATCAAAATATAAAACACTTAATGGAGAATCTGTTGAACCAATTAAACCTGGTCAGGTAAGAGATTGCCGCGAGTTCTTCAAGAAATATGATGAGGTTGATGGATTTCCTATCTATGGAAATGATCGTTATATCTATCAATACATCTCGGAAAAGTATCCTGAAAATGAAATCAAGTTTGATATTAGTCAAATCAAACTTGTAACTCTTGATATTGAGACAACAACAGAGAAAGGATTCCCTGATGTTGAATCTGCATCAGAAGAGATTCTTTCTATTACTATTCAGGACTACACCACTAAACAGATTATTACTTGGGGTGTAAAACCTTTTGTAAACAAACAAAAGAATGTCACTTATCGGCACTGTCCGACAGAACAGCAGTTACTTGGTGACTTTATCAATTATTGGATGCAGGATGTTCCTGATGTTGTAACTGGTTGGAATATTCAACTGTTTGATATCCCGTATATTTGTAAGAGACTTAATCGCGTCTTAGGTGAGAAACTAATGAAGCGTTTCTCTAACTGGGGACTTGTGACTGAAGGAAAGATTTTTATTCAGGGTAGGGAACACATCACCTTTGATGTAGGTGGATTGACTCAACTCGATTATCTTGATTTGTATAAGAAATTTACTTATAAGGCACAAGAGTCTTATCGATTGGACTATATTGCTGAGGTAGAACTAGGACAAAAGAAACTGGATCATAGTGAGTTTGATACCTTTAAAGACTTTTATACTAAGGGATGGCAGAAGTTTATTGAATACAACATCGTTGACGTGGAACTTGTTGACCGATTAGAAGACAAGATGAAGTTGATTGAACTTGCCTTGACGATGGCCTATGATGCCAAAGTTAATTATGCAGATGTATTCTATCAAGTTCGTATGTGGGATACGATTATCTATAACTATCTAAAGAAACGGGATATTGTTATTCCGCCTAAGATTAGATCCGATAAAAACGAAAAGTACGCAGGTGCCTATGTCAAGGAACCGATTCCGGGAAAGTATGATTGGGTTGTCAGTTTTGACCTTAACAGTCTATACCCTCATCTTATTATGCAGTATAATATTTCCCCAGAAACATTATTGAAAGAACGTCATCCCACGGCTACAGTTGACCGAATCCTTGATGAAGAAATAAACTTTGAATTGTATAAAGACAATGCGGTATGTGCCAATGGTGCAATGTATCGTAAAGATGTACGTGGGTTCCTACCAGAACTTATGGAGAAGATGTATGGCGACCGTGTAATCTTCAAGAAACGAATGCTTCAGGCAAAGCAACAATATGAGAAGACTCCAACTAAGGCACTGGAAAAAGAGATTGCGCGATGCAATAATATCCAGATGGCTAAGAAGATCTCACTCAACTCTGCTTATGGTGCTATCGGTAATCAGTATTTTAGATACTATAAACTTGCTAATGCGGAGGCGATTACGCTTTCTGGTCAAGTCTCTATCCGTTGGATTGAGCGTAAGATGAATCAGTATCTAAATAAATTGCTACAAACAACTGATGAAGATTATGTAATTGCGTCTGACACCGACTCAATTTATCTTAATCTTGGACCTCTTGTTGATAAATTTTTTGCTACTAAGTCTAGCGACAAGGTTGCGATTGTGGGATTACTTGACAAAATCTGTGAAGATAAGTTTGAACCGTACATCGATCAGTGCTACCAGAATCTGGCGAACTACGTATCGGCGTATGACCAGAAAATGCAAATGAAGCGTGAGAATATTGCTGACCGTGGTATCTGGACTGCAAAGAAGAGATATATTCTTAACGTGTGGGATAGTGAGGGTGTCCGCTATGAGGATCCCAAACTAAAAGTGATGGGTATTGAGTCCGTCAAATCATCCACTCCAGCCCCCTGTCGTAAGATGCTCAAGGAGGCATTTAACATCCTAATGACTGGAACAGAAGAAGATGTCATCGACTTTATTGATAAGTCTAGAGCAGAGTTTAAGAGTTTGCCCCCTGAACAGATTTCCTTTCCTCGTTCAGTATCTGATGTAGTAAAGTATAAATCACACTCTAGTATCTATGCAAAGGGTACGCCAATACATGTGCGTGGGGCATTGTTGTTTAATCACTATATCGTTAAAAACGAATTGAGTAACAAATACTCTTTAATTAAAAATGGTGAGAAGATTAAATTTTGTTATTTGAAAAAACCAAACACTCTGCATGAAAATGTAATATCTTTTATTCAGGAGTTCCCTAAAGAACTCAACCTTGACAAGTATATCGACTATGACCTACAATTTGAAAAGTCCTTTGTTGAACCACTGAAAGCAATTCTCGATGCGATTGGTTGGAATGTCGAAAAAACTGTAAACCTGGAATTATTTTTCTCCTAATGGACCTACCTATTAACGACAAAGAACTTGCTACGATTGTAAGTGCATTAAGACTTGGTGGAGATGCTGCTCTCTATCAAAAGATTAATACGATCAAAAAGATTAGGGAGACTCACCCCGAAACATATAAAAAAGTAGCACGCGAAGAATTTGGATTTGTTATTTAATGGATTTTTTAAAAGAAATAGTAAAAGAGATTGGAGATGATTATACCCAACTCGCATCAGACATCGATGACACAGAAACTTTCGTGGACACGGGTTCGTACATTTTTAACGGACTCGTTTCAGGTAGTATATTTGGTGGCGTATCTGGGAATAAGATTACTGCCATTGCTGGTGAGTCTTCTACTGGAAAGACTTTTTTTAGTCTCGCTGTGGTTAAGAATTTTCTGGATAGTAATCCTGGTAGTTACTGTCTGTACTTTGACACTGAAGCAGCAGTTAATAAGTCTCTTCTTAAAAGTCGTGGTATTGACTTAGAACGATTGGTTGTTATCAATGTTGTTACAATCGAACAGTTTAGACAGAAGGCACTACAGGCAGTAGATATATATTTAAAAAAACCTGAAGATGAACGCAAACCTTGTATGTTTGTGCTAGACTCTCTGGGAATGCTTTCGACTGAGAAAGAGATCCGCGATGCTCTGGACGATAAACAAGTTCGAGACATGACTAAATCTCAACTCGTCAAAGGTGCGTTTCGTATGCTCACACTTAAACTAGGACAAGCAAATGTTCCGCTCATTGTCACAAATCACACATACGATGTCATCGGAGCTTATGTACCAACTAAAGAAATGGGAGGAGGTAGTGGCCTCAAGTATGCCGCGTCTACGATCATTTATCTCACAAAGAAAAAAGAAAAGGATGGAACGACTGTTATCGGCAACCTTATCAAAGCTAAGACTCACAAGTCGCGTTTAAGTAAGGAAAATAAAGATGTTACAGTGCGACTTTATTATGATGAGCGTGGTCTTGATCGATATTACGGTCTTCTTGAGTTGGGTGAACTGGGAGGTCTATGGAAAAACGTTGCAGGTCGCTATGAGATAGACGGTAAGAAAGTCTATGCTAAAGCAATCTACAAAGACCCAGAAACATACTTTACCCCAGAGGTGATGGAGAAACTTGATGCAATCGCAAAGGATGAATTTAGTTATGGAACGTAATACACGACATAGTGTAGACAAAGGTAAAGAATTTATTAATTCTGGAATGACCCTTATTACTGATCTTGAAAGTGACAAGCACCTTGAACAATCTAAAAATATTAGAGACAAAAATAAACGTCAACAAGAACGGCACTGTTAATATCGGTGATGAAACATTTATAACATTTGTATTTGATACCCCTAATGGACAAAGTTGAAATTCTAATTCTAAGAAATCTTCTTTATAATGAGGAGTATCTTCGTAAGGTAATGCCTTTTATTAAATCTGAATACTATGAGGATTCTAATCAAAAGATTGTTTTTGAAGAAATAGAAAAATTTGTTCAAAAGTATAATCAACCAGCAACAAAGGAAGTCCTTTGTATTGAGGTAGAAAAACGACAAGATATTAACGATACAACTTTTAGTGAGATTACAAAACTCATTAGTTATCTTGATGATGTCCCTACGGATCATGATTGGTTACTTGATACTACTGAGAAGTGGTGTCGAGATCGTGCTATCTATTTGGCACTCATGGAGTCCATTGCTCTTGCAGATGGAAAAGATAAAAATAAAGATCGTGATGCAATTCCCAGTATTCTATCAGAAGCTCTGGCAGTTTCTTTTGATGCTCATGTAGGGCATGACTACTTACTTGATTATGAAGAAAGATATGAATCATACCACCGCGAAGAGGATAAGATACCATTCGACCTTGAGTATTTTAATAAGATTACGAAAGGTGGTCTCCCGAATAAAACACTTAATATTGCTCTCGCTGGCACTGGTGTCGGCAAAAGTTTGTTTATGTGTCATGTTGCAGCTGCCGCACTCCTGGGAGGGAAAAACGTATTATACATCACGGCTGAAATGGCTGAAGAGAAAATTGCGGAGCGAATTGATGCTAACTTACTCAATGTACCTATTCAGGAAATAACA